CAGCGCCGCATCCTGGCCACCGGGCATGGCCACCAGGCCGCCGACCGCGCCGGCCGGGATCGGCGCCGGCACGTCCGTCTGTGTGATGACCACTTTCATCGTGTCGTCCCCCGCCCAATCGCTGCCGTCATTGCGTGATGCGCCGCCCCACGCGGATCGCAAACGTCTCGGACATTTCAGTCAGGCCGGCTGATACCGCCCGGATGTCGGCGCGCAGCAGCCCGAGCGGCCATTGCGTGGTATCGGCGACCTGGAGCGTCGCGACGTTCAGGATCGAGGTCGTGGCGATTGCCAGGGTGGCGACCAGGTTGTCGGCCGAGTCCCGCACCTGTCCCGACAAGGTCACGCTGGTCAGATCGACGCTCGTGCCGTCGTTGTTGAAGAAGGTGAAGGTCAGCAGCAGCGAGTCGCCCTGCTTGATGGAGATGTCGCTCATGCGATCGTCGCTGTCGGCGGCGGCAGCGTGGTGGACTGCCCGTCGATAACCAGGTCGCACGCGGCGACGAAGGCGAGCATCTTGGTCACCAATTCGCCGAACTGCACGGCCGTCATGACATGCCATTGCGGCGGCGTGGCGGCATCCTTCACCGGCCATGTCGTGGCGCCCCCAGGGAATGCCCCGGTCGCGGTCAGCCCCAACTGCAAGCCGATCATCTTGGTCTGCGACGTCTGGTCGGCCGGATAGGTTGCCGACAGGGCCGCATCGCTGGTGCAGGTCACGGCCAGGCCGCCCGCGAGCAGCGTAGCGGCCTGCTGGGCCAGCGAGGGCGACGGCGGCGCGGGCGGCCAGCTTCCGGTTACCTCGGTCCAACTTCCAGCGACTGCCGTCTCGATCAGACCGGCCTGTGCTGGATCGGCGCCGTCATATCCGAACGTCGCGCCGCCATGCTGGAAATACCGCATTGTCATCAGCGCAACTCCGACCATTGGCCAAGCACAGAGATGGTTCCGCTCGTCATCTGGACCGAATAGGTGGCTCCGTTCGGGACGACGAAGATGATGCCCTGCGCAGTCGAGCCGGATACCGCCCCACCCATCTGCACAAGCAACGTCCCGTTGATCGTCGCGCCCAGATGGTCACTGCCGGCCGTAGACTGTGCATAAATGTTGACCACGATGGGCCGGCCGGTGCTGTTCGTGTAAGTCGTTCCAGGCACCCGCGAACCGGTGACATCGGTCCACGCCTGCCCGACGCCCCCGAGCATTGTCCCGGCGAGCCCAGCCGGCGTCACGGCCGATGTCGTGGACGTGCCGGCCTGCGTCGTCGCGGTGCTCGCCGCCGGCAGCGTCGATCCGTTGGGATCGAGCCAATGGCTGACACCGTCGCCAACAACGGTTCTCATTCCCACCACGGTGCCGATGGCCGGGGGCACCGTGAAGGCGGTCGTGCCGCCCGTGATGTTGGTGTCGCCGGTCTGGAACGTCGCGGTCACCGCGTTCGCGGTGCTGTCGGTGCGCACGAAAACGATCTTCAGCGGCACGCCGCCGGCGCTCGCCGCCAGTGGCAGCGCCAGCGCGATGGCGCCGGCCGTGGCGTTGACGAACACCACGCCGGCGTTGTCGGCGGTCAGAGTGCCGGATGCCGTCACCGGGGTGATGTTGCCGCTGGCGATGCGCTTGATCGCCTTGAACAACTGCGTGTTGTCGGCGTCGGTCAGTGTCTGGCCGGTGCCGGTGACCGGTGCCAGGATGCTTTCCTGCGCGCCGGTGAACCACAGCGCGTTCGGATAGGTGCCGGGCGTGTTGGTGGACAGGTTCAGATCCTGGAAGATCCGGATGCCACCGAGCGTGAGGTAATTGGCGCCTGAGATGCGGTCCATGCGGGCCTCTACGTGATGTAGTTGAAGTACGGGGTGGCGTAGAGCGGCGCGCCGTTGCGGATGACGTCCTCCATGACGCTCGGCGTGAACACGCCCAGGCTGTCGCCGCACTGGCTGGCGCCACAGACCCATTCCTCGACGTTCGTCGCCTTCAGCGTGACCTGGAATGCGCAGTGCTCGGGTGGCTGCACCAGCATGCTGGCGCCGCATTCGAAGGCGCCGCAGGCGTATGCCGGGAACTCGGTGATGGTGATCGTCTCGCCGATCATCAGCGCCATGCGCTCGAAGTAGCCGGCGCAGATGGTGCCGGCGTTGGTCAGTTGGGCGTAGGCGATCAGGCCGCGCGTCACCGTGTCGGTGACCGGGGTCGACGCCGCGAAAGGTCCAGGCCCGAGCATGCGTTCCCAGTCCGGCAGCAGGTTCGGCGCGGTGCGCGGATCGATCTGCGCCAGCATGGAGAAGGCGGATACCTCGATCGTGCCGATCTCCGCCGCCAGCGGGCGGAACAAAGCCGCCTCGTAGTCGTCGGGATCGCGCGTGGCGGCCCAGCCGTCGGGCAGCAGCGACAGCACGCCGCGCAGCGCCTGGTCGATGGAACGGGGCGGCTGCAGCGTCATGTGAACGCCACCGTGCCGATGACCGACAGCGTCGTGGCGGCGGCGGTGACGTCGGTCGAGGGCGTGGCGCGCTCGTGGCTGAACTCGCCGCTCGCGTTCTCCAGCGCGGCGTCCATGCGGCTCATGTAGAGCGTGGCGGCGATCGTCGCGTCGGCGAGGATCTGCAGCGTCAGCGCGTTGATGGCGGCGGCGCGGTTGGACGTGGTGTCGGGGTTCAGGTGCAGGCTGAAATTCACCGGCTGCAGCGTCGCGCCGACGACGGTGATGACCGGCGCGCCGAGCGGCTTGCGGTTCTGCGCATCGTTCAGATAGGCCGAGACGGTGGCGATCTCCGGCCCTGTCGGCACGCGCCAGGTCTGGCCGGACGGCATCGCGAAGGCGACGGTGATCAGGCCGGTGCCGGGCGACATCGCCTTGACCAGCGCGCCCGGCATCACCGCTTTCGTCCAGCGCTCGAAGTCGTTGGCGTTGCCGCCGGAGCCGCGATTGCGGATGGCATCCAGGACGCGGCCGCGCCATTCGTCGATGGTTTCCGCGTCCTCGCCGGTCAGGCCGTTGCTGTCGACGGTGGCGGTCTGCGTGGTCAGGCCGGCGAGCGGGGAGACCACGTTCAGCACGGTGCTCGCCGGCAGGCTGCCGGCCGATCCCGGCGTGGTGCAGGCGACCGGGATGGAGGCGGTGCTGGCCGGCGCGATCGTCACGGCGGCGGTGGTGACATAGGTCAGGCCGCCCGGCATCGACAGCGCCAGGCCGGACGGCACCGCGACACCGGAGACGCTGGCGAAGATCAGGTTCCCCGTTGCCGGCGACGCCAGGACCTGCGGCGTGTTCCAGATCGCGGCGTGGCGCGGCAGCCAGTCGATCGCGGTGTCCGGCATCAGCTCAAGCGCCAGTCGCGCCTGATAGAACCACAAATCCTGCGTCGACAGGTCGGTCACGCGGCCGTAGATCGCCAGTTGCGAGTAGGATGACCGCGCATCGACCTGCACATCCGACGGCGACACGGTGGGGTTCTTCAGCAGATAAATCCGCGCGAACTCGGCCTCGAAGGTCGAGGCGGCGCGGTCGAACACGTCACCCGGCTGCGGGATTGTCCACGGCATCAGGTGGTCGCCTGGTTGATGGCAATGGTCGTGCGCTGGACGGTGGCCTGCCAGCCGAGGACGCCAGGGGCGACCCAGCGGGCCATCGCGGAAATCGGCCAGCCGCGATCGTTGGCGATCTGCTCCAGCGGTTCCTGCAGCGCGGTCTCCGCCAGCAGGCGTGTCGGCTCATCCTGCTTGCGGCGCTTCAGCAGCCACAGCCGGCTGCCGGCGAGGCGGCCGAGCTTGTCGAGGAAGTCGCAGCACCAGCCGCGCCGGGCGTTCAGCGTGGCGGGCTGGTAGCCCTGCGCCGTGGTGTCGGGCAGCACGTCATCGCTGTGCGCCCGCCGATCGAGGCCGGTGCACAACAACACCGGGGTGACCGGCGTATCGTCCAGCACCAGGTCGGTGCCATCGAACAGCAGGTCACAGCGGCGTCGCACCGGGTCGTAGGACAGGGCGGTGTCGATATACGGCATGGCGCGCAGGCTACGCGCGCGCGCGAACCCACAGTCGCCGACACGTGTCGGCCGGACGCGCGGTCAGTGCCCGATGGTTCCTGTCGCGTGGATGTTCCCGGTCACGTGCAGGTCGCCGGAAACGTAGGACACGGCGCCCAGCGTGATCGTGCCGCCGGCCGCGATCGTCACGTTGCCGGTCGCGGTGATGTTGGCAGCCGGCGCGTCGATCGTCACCTGGCTGCCGCCGAGGATCTCGATCGTGCCGCCCTGGCGGATGGCGACGCGCGAGCCGTCTGCGCCGTAGATCACCTGTTCGCCGGCAGTCAGGGCACCGAACCGGGTGGACGGATTCGCCAGCAGCGCCACCATGTTCGCCGGGTCGCCGCCGATGCTGAACAGGTAGGCGATCGCCCCGTCGACCGGCGGCAGGTTTGCCGATCCGAATAGCTGGATGATCTCGATGTCGCTGTGGATCGCGCCGGTGCTGGTCTGCACGGTCGCGGTCTGCGCCTCGCCGGTGTCGTCGATGCTCAGCACCACGCCTTTGCGCAGCATCGCACGGGCATCGAATGCGTCTTCCATGTCGTGTCCTATGGCGCGTTCAGCGGGGTCGCCGTGGTGTAGGAATTCTGCTTCGACGTCGTGGCCTTGCCGCTGCGTTTCCGGTCGGCCTCGTTGATGCGGTCGAGGGCGGTGACGCCGACGACACGCAACTGCGTCCGCTGGCCGCCCTCGTCGTTGAGGAATTCGACGCCGGCGATCAGCATGTCGCGGTCGATGCCGGAATATGGGTCCCAGACGGCGCAGACCTGGTTCGGCCGCCACAGCGCGTTCCGGGGCCCGGCGCGATGGCCCAGCACGGTCATGCGCACGCCCTGGGCGTCGCCCTTGGCGACGCGGCACATCCATTCCGCCTGCTCCTGCACCGTGCTCATGCCGCTCTGGCTGCGCGTCAGGCGCACGGTCGGGCGCCAGCGGGTGATCTCCGGGTCGGTGGCGTGGCCGACACTGCCGATGGCCGTCGCCTCGGCAGCGCTGTTGGCGGCCGGCGTGGGCGATGGCGGTGGCGCGGCGGACAGCGGTGTCGCGGTATGGTACATCGCCGGCCCACCGGTGCGCTTCTTCGCCGTGTCCTGCATGACGAAATAATCGGAAAACCGCTTGGTCCAGTCGTCCTCGGCCTCGACCACCTGGACGTTGTCGCCAATGCGCAGCGGCGCCGGCGCGCGGGTGCTGCCGCCCCTTGTCAGCACCAGGCCGCCGACACCGTCGCTGGTCAGCAGGACGGCACGCTGCCGTGCCGCGCTTTCCAGGAACGCCATCGCCGTCATGTGCTTGTGCAGGCTCAGCCGGTCGAACGGCGCGCCGATGTCGACATCCGCGCGGACGGTGATGCCGAACCGGGCACAGACCACGTTGGCGACATGCAGCAGGTCGACGCCTCGGAACTCGGTGGGGCCGTTCGGCAGCGCGGCGCACTCCACCAGGTCGCCGGTCTTGTCGCGGCCGGAGATGTGGCATTCGATCCGGTCGGCCGCCCAGGTGAAACGCGGCTGCTCGATCCAGCCGACCAGGACAACCTCGTTGTCGATCGCGATGCTGATCGGATCGCCGGCCTTGATCGGGGCGTTCTGCGTCGGCTGGCCGATCTGGGCGATCAGCGCATCGCGGATGCGCGCCTCGTCGACGATCGTGAGCTGGAACGTCCCGGCGACGTTGCGCACGTCGCGGGGGATGGCGTGACGGGTGACCTCGGTGAAGGCGTGGCCCGCGATCCTGACCGTGACGACGCTGGTCATGCCAGCACTTCCAGCGGCCCGGTCGGCGGGACGGCAGGATGGCAGATGCCGTTGCGCCGCACCAGGTCGCGCCAGGTGGCGACGATGGTGCCGGGATCGTCGCCAGCGAGATATTGCGCACACAGCCAGAGCGACGCCGGCGCCGGCGGGGTGAACATCTCTACCGGCGGCAGCCGGCCGATCGCCGCGTTCATGTCGGCGATCCAGGCGGATTTGGCGGCGATCAGCGCGCGCCACAGCGCGGCGGCGGCCGCCGGCGAGGACGGCACCAGCGTCGCGGCCGAGACAGCGGCCGCGTCGTATGCGGCGCCGAGCTGGTCGCGCCAGG